ATTGGAAGAAAGGTGCAACTATCCTTTTCTCGGGCCTTGTCAAAATTGCGGACCATTATTGGTCCACGGGCGGTGTTAATACACCGCATTTGGCAAAACTCGACCTGAGCCAATTCAAAGACTGGTTCCTCCACAACCATTCGGAAACCTAGGCCCAAAAACCAGGTATCCAAACCTTGTGCGAAATGTGTGTAATTTGTTTGTTCCATGAAGACGACACAGTCGTCTCCATTGTTGAGGAACTTGATCGGAATTTGCTTCTCTTTAGCATAACTCCAGACCATTGCACACATAATGATGCAATTGCCAAGGGCAGTATTCATGTCGCCGCTAAATCGACGACCACGCACCTTGTAACGTAACTTACCGTCATCACAGTAACCTACACCACGATTATTAACTTGCATGTCTAATAATCGGCTTAGTTCGGGATCTTTGTACAACATTTGATAAAAACTATGTTCCCATTGCAACATTTCTGCGCTAACATGCATGTCGAACTTTGTCGCATCCATGCCAACGGCACATGGTTGATTGAAGTGGTTCCACTTCTGCTCCATAACAACACCCAACTCTTCTACATTGACGCCCTTAGCTACGACAATGAGATCGTCTTGAAACACACGAGAGATACATTTGTATATCCTGTGTTCAATGTGTTTCAAATAACTACCGACACCAATGTTATATACTTGATGTCGTGGTTGAATGCACCTGGGTGCTTTATTTGGTGGCACTTTTTCACACTTCACAAAAACTACGCTAACAGCATGTTTTCGTTTAACACCGACTGATACGTATTCATCTAGTGCATTTTCATAAATCTTTCGTTTTCGTCCTTGAAACATCTCAACAAATTCCTTTGGAGATAGCCTGGAGGGTTTCTTACCGAAAGACTTACGTAGTGCAAATTTGAATGCGTTAAGTCTTTGATCGATGGTGACACGTAATACTTTCGGTGGTTCGATGAAATCGTTACCCACTTTACAGTAGTACATGCGTTCCAACAACGCTGCGCTTAGTGTGTGTATGTCAGAGTTGTTAATTTTTAGAGTGCGATTGTTACAGCCAACTCCGGCTAAAACATGTAATTCTCGCACTTTGGGCGAAGCCTGGATTAACTTGATGGACAAGCCCGTGTGAGTCAATTGTGATTTATGACTCACGCCATCAAGCGTAACCAAGCCCCCCTAGCAGCGCATGAAGCGTGGAGCCAAAGAACTCCAACGCCACTTGCGTATCCAGACTGGCCAACTCTGTGACCATTCACGTGCCTGAATATCATGTACGCTAGGTACAAACACACTCTCCAATATTTTGGGCAACATGGAGTTGATGTGTGTGGGACGGACACCATGTGTCTTCATGATCCTGACAGCAGTTCTTCTTACTGCTTTCTCATTGGCTTCACTGCGTTGTGGAACACCGAAAGTTAATCGACATTCCGCAATGACAGTATTCATATATGGCGCACGCTTCCGGTGCTTTACTTGTCTATGACAATCCACATCAACTGGAGCGTTGTTGAGAGCCGCAACTCCCCTAACGGTGTTCACAATTTCTCGTGTAGCACTAACAACACCAACAGCCGCAGCGGTGTGGTTATAAACCACAATAGCCTGGCTCAACATCCCTGTGTGATGGCCCTCATCACACACGAAGTCGGTGGACAGAGAATCCACCTCCTCGTCCAACAATTTTGATAGTTCTGCAGCATCGCTGCAAAACCTGGAGTATTGTTGGTAACTCCAGTATGCGGTAACGCCAATTGCAATTGCAATTGTCGCCACCGCAGATCCCGCACGCAATGAATACATTGTAGGAATGTGCGGGTGTGATATATGCTTGTAAGAATTATAGGTGTGAGAC